CAAAAGGTGACATCACAGATCCTGACACAGGACGCGATTTGATTCTTGAACTTACCAAAGCAAAAACTCCAAAAGGGGCTTTTTACACCGTAATTCAAACTGTGATGTATGATGATCCAGCGGCAATTTCTAAAGACAATGATCAGATGTCTGAATGGGTTTCTGATGAATTGACTTGGGAGGACGTATATTCTAAAAAACCTGTCGAGTATCTTGAAGCGATAGCAAGAGGAGAAACTCCACGTTGGGACTCAGAAAAAGGTGGTTACGTTTATCCAAACGATGAAACATCTGAAGTTTCTATGGGTGGTTCCACAAAGGCACAACCAAAATCAATTAATGAAGTTGATGATCCTCAAGTAAATGATGAGGTAGAAGAAGAATTACCATTCTAATTTATTAAAAAAATTATGACGGGAGCAGTTTATTGTTCCCGTTTTTTTATTTATATTTTTAAAAAACAAATTATGAACCCTTTCATGGTAGAAAAATTACAAGAAGCCCTTGTAAAAAAATATGAGGCAGAAATTGCAGATGCAGAAGCAAGACTTTATGTTTATTTCACAAATCCTGTTGGTATTGGAGAACATCCACAACACACAGAAGAAATGGACAAATTAGTCGAACAACTCACCGATGCAAAAGACAAATTAAAAACAATTACAAACTTTAAAATTTACGGACTATAATGGCTCTTAAGAAAAATGACTTCACTTCGATAAAGAAGAAGTTCTCTGCGGACGCAAAATATAAACCACAAAGATTTTTTGATCTTGGATCAGAATTTCTTGATGCGGTTGGATTACCTGGTCCTGCAATAGGACACCTGAATATGTTGCTTGGTCACTCGGATACAGGAAAAACTACGGCCCTTATCAAAACTGCAGTTGACTCTCAAAAGAAGGGAATTCTTCCTGTTTTTATTATTACTGAACAGAAGTGGTCTTTTGAACACCCCAAACTTATGGGACTCGAATGTGAGGAGGTGGTAGATGAAGAAACGGGTGAGTTGACTTGGGATGGATTCTTCTTATTCAATAACAATTTTGATTATATTGAACAAATCACTGAATATATCAACGGTCTGTTGGACGCACAAGAAAAGGGTGAGTTGGATTATTCACTTTGTATTATGTGGGATTCAGTTGGATCAGTTCCTTGTAAAATGACATATGAAGGTAAAGGAGGTAAACAACACAATGCAAGTGTTTTAGCAGACAAAATTGGTATGGGTATTAACCAACGTATATCAGGATCTCGTAAAGCGGATTCTAAATACGAAAATACCTTAATCATTGTTAACCAACCCTGGGTAGAGTTACCTGACAATCCATTTGGTCAACCTAAGATCAAGGCAAAAGGTGGTGAAGCAATTTGGTTAAACTCTTCTTTGGTTTTCTTATTTGGTAATCAAAAAGGCGCGGGTACAACAAAGATCACTGCAACAAAAGACAAGAGAACCGTAAAATTCGCTTCGAGAACAAAAGTTTCGGTTATGAAAAATCACATTAATGGTCTTGGTTTTGAAGATGGAAGAATTATTGTAACCCCACACGGATTCTTACCAGGTAAAGATACAACCGAAGAAAAAGTATCAATAGAAAGGTATAAGAAAGAATATGCTGACTATTGGAAAAATATTATCGGAGTTGATGGTGACTTCGATTTGAAAACAGAAAAAGAAGAAGTAGAGTAGAAATCATTTAAGTTTTAGGAAGTGTCCAATACATTATTAGTAGACGGGAATAATTTATTAAAGATTGGTTTTCATGGTGTTAGAGAATTCTATCACAATGGTAAACATGTTGGTGGGGTTTGGCACTTTCTAAACACTCTTCGTAAATTCTTAGAGGAACACAACTTCAATAAGGTTGTAGTTCTTTGGGATTCTAAAACCTCTTCTTCCAAAAGAAGATTGATTTATCCCAAATATAAATTAAATCGTAAAACTTCTGAATCTGAATCTAAAGAAGAATCTTTTTTAGAACAAAAACAAAGGGTTAAACAATACCTTGAAGAGATGTTTGTAAGACAAATAGAGACAGAACACGCAGAAGCCGATGACTTAATTGCTCATTACTGTAAAGTATCATTAGATGAGGACAAAACAATCTTCTCAAGTGATAGAGATCTGACACAATTAATCAGTGAGAAAGTTTCAATTTATTCACCATCTACAAAACAATATTATAAGTCTGGAGATAAGATAAAACTACATGATGTTGAGATTCCACACTATAACGTTAAAATGGTCAAAATTCTTACCGGTGATAATTCAGATAACATAGATGGTATCTTTTATTTAGGTGAGAAGACATTGATCAAATTATTTCCCGAACTCCTTGAACAAAGGGTTGAATTATCTTATATTTTAGAAAAGAGTGAACAACTCTTGAATGAGGAAAAATGGAATGTTGCTCTTCAGAATCTTTTGAGTGGTAAAACAAAAGAAGGTATCTTTGGTAATGAGTTTTTTGAAATAAATAAAAAACTAGTTGACTTGGACAATCCACTTTTGAGTGAAGAAGACAAAGAGTTGGTTAGATTATATTATTCTGAGTCGATGGATCCCGACGGAAGAGGACATAGAAACTTAATCAGACTTATGATGGAGGACGGGTTTTTCAAATACTTACCAAAGGGTGACGACGCTTGGGTTAGTTTTTTAAAACCTTTTCTCAAACTTACAAGAAAAGAAAAAACAAAATTCAGAAACAAAAAAAACTAAAAAATAAAATGAGAGAACAAGATATAACAAAAGTAGAATTTTTGTTAATGTGTAATGAGAACATTGTCGTTCAAAGATTTTTTAACGTTAGAGGATTCAATAAAAACGCATCCAAATCTGAAGACTTACATTATTATATCACAAGTTTTTGTGAAGAAATGAAGTATAATTTAAAGATGAGATCAGTAATTTACATGTTGGAAAATCAATATGAGATTATCGAAAATCCTGAGGTCTTAAATACATCAATTACAGACGGACCTGAAAAATTTAATCTGTTAATTAAGGTGGGAGACATGACAGTTTGTCATAGACAGTTTGATGCAAAACCATACCCTCCAAAGGTCAGATATACCGTAGACCTACGCCCAAAGTTAAAATCAGTACTTGCTAGGTTGACTGACATTTTTTCAGACAAAAATTTAATTTATTTTTACCCCAAACTTATCAAAAACTAGTACTATTTATCATTACTAAATAAAAGAAAAAATATGGCGACAGGTAAAAATTTTGAGTATCTCGGACAACAGTTTCAGTTACAATTATTAAATCAAATTATTGTAGATAAAGATTTTTCTCACTCAATAATTAATGTAATCGAGAACAACTATTTCGAAAATAAGTATTTTAAAATCATAATTCAGATGGTTAAAGAATACTACAAAAAATTTGACCACACACCATCATTTGAAACCTTAGAACAAGTAACTAAATCCGAACTTCAACAAGAAATTGCATCAAAAATAGTTCTTGATACAATCAAAAAAATTAAGGATGTAACTATCGATGGAGTAGGTTTTGTTCAAGAAAAGGCATTGAAATTCTGTAAACAACAAGAGTTACAAAGGGTAATGACTAAAGCTCAAAAGATCATTGACGGAGGGGAGTTTGAAAACTACGACACCTTAGAAGAATTGGTTAGAGAAGCATTACTTGTTGGGAACAAAGACACATCTATGATGGACGTGTTCTCTAACTTAGAACAAGTACTTGAGGAAGATTACAGACATCCAATTCCAATGGGAATACCAGGAATTGACAGATTGCTTAAAGGTGGACTGGCTAAGGGTGAAATTGGAGTAATTTTAGCACCAACAGGGGTAGGTAAATCTACCGTGTTAACTAAAATATCTAATCACGCTTACAATTTAGGATTTAATGTTCTACAAATCTTTTTCGAAGATAACCCAAAGGTCATTCAGAGAAAACATTTTACACTTTGGACAGGAATACATCCTGACGACTTGTCAGATCAAAAAGAAGAAGTATTTTCCAAAGTTAAAGAAATCAATGAAACGATGGAAAATCGTTTGATTATGAAAAAACTACCGTCAGATACTATGACCATGTTGCAAATCAAAAACCAAATCAGAAAGATGGTTGCAGATGGTGTCAAAGTGGATATGATTGTTTTGGATTACATTGATTGTGTTGTTCCTGATAAAAATTTGGGTGACGAATGGAAAAGTGAGGGATCGGTGATGAGAGCATTTGAGGCGATGTGTCACGAAATGAATTTAGTTGGTTGGACCGCAACACAAGGGAACCGATCATCAATATCTTCAGAAGTGGTAACTACAGATCAAATGGGTGGATCAATTAAAAAGGCACAAGTCGGACACGTTATTATTTCGGTGGCTAAAACATTACAACAGAAAGAAATGAAGTTGGCAACCATTGCAATAACAAAGTCTCGAATAGGTGACGACGGAATAGTGTTTGAAAATTGTAAATTTGATAACGCAATGATAGAGATAGACACAGAAAGTACGACAACGTTCTTGGGTCTTGAAGAACAAAAAGAAGAAAGACAACGACAAAGGGTTAAAGAGCTACTCGAAAAGAGAAAGCAAAGGGAATCTCAAACTAATTAACAAAAATAAATTTTACAAAAATGGATATATCACAAAGAATTAA